GTCTCGGGATCGACGGGAACTCATCGCGAGCGGCCCCGAAGGCCGACGATCTACCCGGGGGCGCTCGGGCCGTGACCTGAAACGTCGAGGGCCGCCCGAATCGGTAGGCGGCCCTCGACGTAACCCGTCTGTTCGGGGTCGAGTGTAGCGAGGGGGACCGGGGGAGTTCGTGAGACGGAAGCGAAGCGCCGACCGAAGCTCGAAGCCCTCACCTACAAGGGCGGTCTACCCCCGCTTCGCCTTCTAGAGCTTCCGCCCTGGCATGGGTGGCGCTCGGCGAGCGAACCCGCGCGGGCGAAGCGATGGGTCGAGAAGTATCTGGTCGTTCCGACCGGGTTCGGCGGGGGCGCCCCGTTCCGAATCGCCCCCTTCCAGAAGGAAATCCTCGACCTCATCTACGGCCACCTGGCGACGTTCGTCTCGCTTCCGGCCGCGAACGGGAAGACGACGTTCCTCGCGGCGCTCGCGCTCGAACGGGTCTGTCGGGGCGACGACTACGTCGAGGTCGACGTCGTCGCGACGAAACAGGAACAGGCGGGGTTGCTGATCGAGGCGGCTAAGAGGATGGTCGAGACGTGTCCCGAGCTAGTCGACTTGTGCCGATGGCACTCGCGCGAGGCGATGCTGGAGTATCGGCCGACCGGGTCGAGGTTGCGCGCCCATCCCGCGAAGCTGTCGGCGGTTCAGGGGTTGAACTTCTCGCTCGCCATCGTCGACGAAATCGGGTTCGCCCACGACGAGACGGTCGAGTCTCTTCTGGCCCGTCTGGGGAAGCGTCCCGACGCGCGCCTCGTCGGGATCGGGACGCCCGGGTTCGACCCGAACATTCTCCAGCGGTTGCGGGGCGCGTCACTCGACGGCGAGCTTCCCTTCGGCGTGACCTATCGCGAGTTCGCGGCCGACCCGGGTTGCGACGTTCTCGACCGTCGCCAGTGGCGCCGCGCGAACCCGGCCCTTCGCGCGGGCTTCCTCCAGGTCGAGGCGCTCGCGGTTCAGGCGGGACTACTGTCGGAACGCGAGTTCAGGACGTACCACCTGGGCCAGTGGACCGACACGGCCGCCGAGTGGTTGCCCCCGGGCGCGTGGGATTCCTGCCCCTACCAGGCCGCGCCCCCTGCCGGCGCCGAGGTCGTCCTGGCGGTCGAAGGGACGTTCCGCCGAACGATGGCGGTCGTGGGGGCAACCCTCGACGGCGCGGTCTTCTTCGGGTGGGGTGCCGAAGCGGCCCTCGACGCCGACCTTCGTCGGGTTCTCGAACAGGCCGCCGAACAGTTCGACGTGGTCGAGGTCGTTCACCCGAAGCGGATTCGGCCGCGCCTGTTCGCCGAGCTTCGAGAGGCGGGCCTTCCGTGTGTCCCCTGGGATGGCGGCCCCGATAACGAGGCGACGTCGGCGAACGAGTTTTACCGGGCCATCGTCGGCCAGGAATCCTCGAACCGCCTAGCCCACGACCACGCCCCGCTGCTCGCCGAGCATACGGCGAGGCTTAAGGTCCGGTTCGGCGTCGACGGGTCGCTTCGCCTCGCTAGGCCCGAGGGCGGCGAGTTCGTCGACGCCGCTATCGCCGCGAGGAACGCTTACTGGCGGGCGCTCCAGTTGTCGGACCGCCCGAGCGGCGCCCCGGTTATCTACTGAACGCAAAAGGCCCGCCCCGAAGGGCGAGCCTTTCGCCAGCAAGCCACGCTACCCGACGCGCGTCGTACCCGTCGACCCGATTCGGAAACGCGAGAGGCCCGCCGAAGCGGGCCTCCCGTCGTCCCGTGGTCCCGGCTCGCCCCGCTAGCAGGGCGCCGAACCGCCGTCAGGTGTCTATGTTCGGATTCGGACCACGAACCTCTTCGACGGGTAGGTCGATAACCTCGGCGTTCGCGACGACGTCGGGGTGACGCTCGCTCGCTTCGCCCTGAACGACGACCTCTAGCGTAAGGCCGTCGACCTCGTCTTCGCTCAGGCCCGAGACGTCGAACGTAGCGACGAGGATACGGCGCTTCATCCGCCCCTCTTCTTCCCCGCCAGTAGGCGGCCCTGGCGATGAACGGTCGCACCGAGCTTCTCGACCTCTTCCCAGAGCGCCTCGTTCTCGGGGTCGGCGAGCGCGGCCTTCAGCGCGGGCCGAAGATTTCGAACCGCGTCGCCGACCTGGCGGGCCTTCGCGCGGCGGGTAACTTCGTCCATTCCGATTCCTTTCAGACGGGTTCCGATTCGCCCTGAAGAGTAGACGGTTTAGGGGGCGCTTCGGGTGACCCAGGCGGGCTAGTCGGTCGTGAGTTCGATCCCGATTCGCCGCAACCGCTCGGCCTGTTCCTCGTCGATTCCGCCCTGGAGCTCCAGGGCGTTTTCGAGTTCGGCCTTCGAGCGGCGGGCCGTGACCATCGCGCCCGAGTAGGCGGGTTCGGGAACGAGCGACACGTCGGCGAGATGGCATCGCGAACGGACGACCTCGCCCTTCGTATTCCGCCGCGAGCGCCCGAGCGGGACGAACCCGACCGAGAAGCCCGCGAGCATCCCTTCGTCGACGAGCGCGAGGGCGTGGTCGCCTATCATCCCTTCGACGACCTTGAACGACCCGCGTAGGCCCGCGTCGTCTTCCTCCAGCGTCAGGGCGCGGCCGATCCGGTCGGTTAGCCCGTCGCGATGCTCGAACAGAAGATGAACCCGGTTCGGGGCTTTTAGCGAGCGCGTGAACGCGCCCCGCTCGAAGACCTCGACGTAGGCGGGGCCGCCCGGGTCCTGAACCTTCGCCGCCGTCCCGTAGGGGACGACGACGCCCTCGACGACGCGGCCCTCGCTCGGGGCGAGGTTCGCGGCGACCATCCGATGAAGAATCTCGTTCATGCGACTACCTCCAGGGGTGGCGCCGTGTCGGGCGCGGTTAGGTCGGACGTCTTCGCGCCCGGGGGTTCCTCAATCATCGGGACCGCCTCGCCCTCGCTCAGTGGCGGAAGGTTGAAGACCCAGGCGCGATACTCGTCGAGCGTCATAGCCCCATCGGCGAGCGCCGTCGTCGCGATCTTCTGGCGGCCCGCGACGTCGGGGCCGACGAGCGCCGAAGGGTCGAACTCGACCCACGACCCGCGCGGAAGCCAGGTCGACAGGTGGGCCGCTATCGAGTGGGCGGCCGGGTAAAGCTCGCTTCGCCACCACGTTTCGAACAGCATTTCTGGGTTTGAGTAGTTGAGGCCGCCCGCCTGTTCCATGTTCAGCATGAACGCGGGAACGCCGAACGCGGCCGCGATCTGTTTCGCGTCCCACTCGCGAGACTCCAGAAGGAGAAGGTCTTTCGGGTTGAAGCTGAACTCAGTGAACGTGACGTCGGGCGGGATCACGGCGGGCGCCCCGTTGCGCGCGCCCGCCCGCGCGACCCACTGGGCCTGAAGCTCGGCGGCCTGCTCGGCGCTCAACCGCTGGGAAGGCTGAAGGACCGCCCAGGGAACGCCCCCGCCCGCGTAAACGTTCGCCGTGAACGTCTCGGCCGCGCCGGCGGCGGCCACGTTCGAGGCGTAGCCCTCCAGGGCCGACGTCCCGCGTAGGCGGCCGACCGGGTCGCGGGTGATCTGTAGGACGTCGTCGGGGTCGAGGTCGAGGTCTTTCACCCGGTACGTTCGGCGACCGTCTTCGCCCGCCTCGACCGTGACGACGTTCGGGTCGAGGATCGTGAACGTCTGGGGGTAGCCCGTCTCATAGCGGGACGTGACCCAGAGGAACGAGTCGCCGTAGGCGTAGCGCGAGAAGACCATCGCGAAGACCGCGTCGCCGATCCCGCCCGGGTACCAGACCGGGTCCGGGTTCGCGACCCAGAGCGGTTCGTAGGCGCCCCTGAACCTGAGCGGAAGCGTCGAGATTTGCTGGGCGACTAGCTGAAGGCAACGGGCGACGGTTCCGACCTTCGGCCCGCCCTCGCCTGTCCAGGCGCCCGAGTCGATATACCACTGAATCGAGTTCGGCCCCCAGGGGTGAAGGCCGATCAGGTCAGGGTCGAGAACGGCGGGCGCGGGCGCCGCGCGCCTTCTGAAAATCCGGTCGAGAAGGGTGGGCAGGGAACCTCCCGGCTTCCGGTAGCGGTCCCCTTCGCTCGCGTCAGTCTACGCGGGGCGGCCTACGACGGCTAGGGCGAGCGACCCGGGCCGCCCGGGTCGCTTCGTATCGCGGCCGCTCAGGGCTTCTCGGCCTGAGCTTGGTCGGCTTCGTGAACTCGCGCGTCGGCGAGGGCGGGGTCGCGGGTCGGGTAACTCTTCGGGGCGTTCCACCCGCACGAACAGTAGGCCTGCCACCATCCCATCGTCTTCGAGACGGCGACCTTATGGGCGCTCATCGCCTACGCCCCCGCTGGGTTCCGAAGAGGAACTCGCGCCGAAGAAGATTCGCGACGAGTTCGTCGCCGTGTCGGTAGCGCGACGTCACGTTCGCCATCACTTCGACCATCGCCTCGTCGGGTAACTCTTCGATCCTCGTCGACGTGGCGGCCTTCAGGCGCGCCCGGGTGACGCGCTCGCCGCCCTTCGAGAGTCGCCATAGGCGACGTTCCTTGTCGAACTCCAGCATCCCGTAACGCTTCATCCACGCGAGGCGAATCGCGAGGCCTTGGCGGTCTTCCTCTTCGAACCCGAGGGCCTCGGTTAGCTCCCACGTCTGGGCCTCGCCCCCCTCGGCCTCTAGCTTCAGCATTAGGTCGAGGTCGCGAAAGTCGTAGACCGTCGAATGATGTTTCATCTCACCCCCGTTCATCGCTTACGTCACCCCTACGAGTTTGTAGGCGAGGCCCCCGCCCCTCGTCTTCCTGTCGACCCTGACGACTCCCGAGTCGGTCAGAAGTTCGAGGGCCTGACGGACCGACTGAGGCGACGAGTCGGGAATGACTCGGGCGAGCGACGTCGCCGTTATCTCGCCGTCTTCGCCGTGGCGCTTCAGGTGTTCCTCGACCTTGTCGGCGACCTCGCGAATGTGGCCGTTCGACTGGGCCTTCGTCGCCTTCGACTTCGTCGCCTTCTTCTCTCGCTCGGTCGGGTCGGCGACCCTCACGACCGCCATTAGCTCGCGGCGAACCTCTAGAAGCTCGCGCCGTTCCTCGTCGAGCCTTTC